GGATTATTACTATTGTTTTTATTAATTCTTTTTACCTTTTTACCTTTTATTGAAAGATCTTCTTTTAATCTTAACACCCTTTCATATTCTTCAGGATAGTTTTTTCTAATATGAGATCTGAATGTATTGAATAATTCTTGAATTTCAGCCGCTAATTTATCTATAGCAGGATCATCTTTAGATTTACCTGTTTTTTCTAATTTAGACAAGAAATCTTTTGCTTTTTCTAATTCTTTATATGTTGAAGTAAAGTCAGCTACATCTTTTATATCCCAAGTAATAGCCCCAGTTTCAGGGTTAACATCAGTTACTGTAGATTTTTTGCCACCTTTAGTATCGGTGTCACCAACTTCTATTTCCTTAAGCTTGAACCTGTACATTTGTAGTTTTTAATTCTTCTATTAAATCGTAATATTGTAACAAATTAATTAAATCATCATCTTTAACTTTTGATGTTTTACCTATTGTAGGAAGAATTTTAACTACCTCTTCAATTTTAATTTGAGTAGTTTTATCTTGAACTCCTTCGTTTAAATTAGTAAGTGATGTTTTTATTTCTTCTACTTTAATATTGTAAAATTCTTTTAATCTAGGAGTATTATCAATTGATGTAATTAATTCTTTTAAGATTATTTTTTGTTCGGGAATTAAATTACTATATCTACTGTTAAATTTTTCTAATAAAATTCTATAAGTTAATGTTTTTAAATCCTTATCATAATTATTAAACTCTTTAATTAAAGTAGGTTGGTTTTCTGGAGTTAGTTTGGTAGATGATAAATGCTCTAAAATAGTGAGTTTATTACTAATTTCATGCTTAATATTATTGAGATTTGGATTAGCTTTTATTTCAATTAAAGTATATAGGGCTGCCTGGGATTTATAATTTGGAAGTTTATGCTTAAAGAATTTATTAACATCATAATGGTTTTTAATTTCTTTAATTAAATTATATTTTTGCCTTTTTAAGGCTTTTCTATTTAAATTTTTTGAAGAGTCCAAAATAGAATCCAATACTAAATTGGCTTTAGCTTCTGTTAAATTAGTTTTTTTAGATAGAGTATCATATAATTTATACTCTCTCCCTAATTCAGTTTTTACAAAAAATTCACGTAAAATTCTTCTTGCTTTAGAATCCTTTCCATCTAATGTATCAGCTGTTATCTGTCTAACTAAGAGTTCAAAAAGGATACCAGAATTCTTATACTTTGAATGTTTTATATTCATTCCTACTAGTTTAATTTATTTATAAATATATAAAAAGATATTATTATTTCAAATTGTTTTCATCTAAAAGATCTTCTCCTTTATTTTTTGTTTCAAAAACTAATTGTTTTTCAGTTTTAGGAGGTCTAGGTACTTTTTTTAACATATTTTGTGTTTCTAAAGCTAATGGTGATCCGCCTTGAAAATCTTGTTTTACCTTATTGTTATCATTATAATCTTTTTTCATTCCGCTTCTACCTAATGGATCTTTTCCAAAAGCACTGTCTTGAGTATGTGATTTTGAATGTTTTTTCTTAGGTCTTCCTAATGGCTTTTTTTCATTATATCCATCTGGAATGTTTGAAGGATCTGATTGAGATCTACCTACACCATATAATGAAGCTAAATCATGAGGTGTACCATAAGATTTACCTGTTTCTTGAGGATCATTTCCTTCATTTTCAATTTGGGCTAATCTAAACTTACGTTTAGCATCTTGTTTAATTAAATCTCTATACTCATCATATTGATCTTGACTAAAGTGCCATATATTTTCATAAATCCAATCAGATGGAAATAAATTTGAGTCTTGCATATTTTGAGCTAGAGTCATTTTTTCTGTCATTAATGCTACTCTTTCTTGATCATATATAATTGAAGGAGTAGTCATTGATAATTCAAAGTTAGATAAATTTTCATCCTTATAACCTTGAGTATATAAATGAACTAATGCTATTTTTGTTAACTCAGAAATAATAATTCTTTGTATTCTTTCTATCGTACGAGCAAATCTAATATCTTGAGCAGCTAATGTAGCTTTACCTTCTGTATTTTCATCATATCCAATAAATGCTTTAGGTACTTTTAAAGCAGCAAATAATTTATCTCTTAAATATTCTACATCAGCAATCCCATCATACTGTAATCCAGGAGTAGTTTCTATTTTAGTTGCTGTATCATTTCCCCTAACTGGAATGTAAAAATCTTCTAACATGTTTTGCATGTTATATTTTAAATTGTATTCTCCTGTTTGTTGGTCAACATAAGGAGTTCGTTTCATTTTTGAAATTGTTTTTTGCATAAAATTTTCTACTTCTGCAGGTGGTATATTACCTACATTCATATAAAAAATTCGTTTTTCAGGCGCTCTAACTATTCTATGTATCAACATAGCATCTTCCATTAGTGTGTATTGTTTAAACAATTTACGTGCTGGTTCTATGTATGATCTACCGTAAGGTAAAAAGTTAGTATCTGTAAGTAGTCTAAAATGAGCCATTTCATAATTATCAAAAATTATATCATTACCATTTACATTATTAGTATTAGGCACATTATAATATCCATAACCACCTGCTGATACTCCTTCTGGGTTAAAGGCATATTGAATGTCAGATGGGTTGTTTGGATCTTGTCCTTCTAATCTTTCAATGTGAAAAGCATTATATGGTATAACATTATAAACACCAAATTTTTCTGCAATTTCTAGTTTTAAAAAGAAATCACCATATTTACACATATTTCTAATCCAAGGCCAAAGGTTAAATTCTACATTTAAAACATCATAAAATAAGTTATATAATATTTTTTGGATATTTTCATCAGAACTTCTAATTTGAAGTACTTCCCCCATATCATTTTTAAGAGTACTCTCATCAGCTATAATATCTAATGAAGATGCAATAATAGCATCTGTATCCATAGCATCATATTCTGAATATAGTTGTGGTCTTAGTGTTTGGTAGTTAAAATTACTTTGATACCCATATAATGAAGTAGGTGATGTTGTATAAATTCTATTAAACCTATCTACTAATGAATTTGTATCGTATTCCCCAGATTGTTGGATTTTATTAATATCCATAACCTTTAATTGGTTACCACCTTGGTTACGAATTATTACATCCGTTGAGAATAATCTTTTTAATCTTGAAAATAATCTAGTATCTGCCATTTGTTATATATTGTTATAAATATTATAGAAGCCATCTAATGTCTTCTTCTCCATTGGAGTAAGGGTTATCTATTTTCCAGGGATTTTCTTGTTGGTTTTTAGGAGTATAAACCCCATTGTAATTTGTTTTATTTGTTGATATTCCATTTAACATACTCTTAGTTAAATCAACTCCTTGTTGTTTAAATTTAAAAGCAGTATCTCTCATATACATGGCTACTCCAAATGACATTACTAAATCATCATTGTAACCTGATTGTGCTTCTGGTCTTCCATTTTTCCAAATAAAAGTTCTCATTTCTTCTAATAATCTTTTAGAATAAAATGTAACACCTTTATCCGAAATAGCCTCTTGAAACTTACTTATAACCATAGGTCTTGTTTTTGATGACATTGTAAATCCTGCTACCATTTTTGATGTATCCATATATTGGTCAAAATACGAATCTGCTCTTACTTCTCCACTTTTAGGTGAATAATAGAGATTATCGTATCCTCTATCTATTACTGTTTGTATTGTTGACCATCCTATACTTGCATTTTCTATTACTAATAAGGCGTTATTATATTCAGTAGCTATACCTACTAATAAATGTCCATATTCTTTTGTTCCTAATTGTCCTTTATATTCTCCAACTTGTACATTATTTTCTATATCAATAATATGAAAGGCTGAGTAATCTTTTCCATCTCCTCTAGCAACATCTGCTATAACCATATAATTTCTTGAATAGTCACATGGTTCCCATACCCATAAGTTACGGTCTGCTCCTCGCCTCTCCAAAGGATCTTTAATAAATGATTTTTCATAGTATTCTATATATTCAGGATAAAATACTACATCGCCAGAAGTTGAAAAATCACAATCACATTCTTGAGCTGCCATTCTAGGATCACCTAATAATTCATCTTGTCTATCCCTCCATGCTTGATCTCTTTCAGGATGTACAAACCAAGGAAGTTTAATAGGTAAAAAATCATTTTCTTTATTTTCTGCTCTAACCCATGTTTGATGAAACCAATTTCCTGTACCATAGGGAGTAGATAATGCTATACATCCACCTCCAGTAGCTAATGTTTGTTGAGCTGAAGCCCATATCTCACCTATATTTTCAATAAAGGCTGCCTCATCTATTAGTAGTAAACTAACTGCTTCTGATCTACCTGCATCTGAAGCTGCTGAAGTAGCTTTAATTTGGGATCCATTTGATAATCGTAAGGTTAATTTATTATTTTCATCTGCTGTAACTTTAAGCCATGAAGGTAAATTTTCATACATGAATTTTACCTTTGTAACCATATTTTTTGCTGTTTCCTGTTTTGTTGCTATACAAAGTATATTTTTATCTTTATGAAATAACATTAACCATAAAGAGTATCCAGCAGATAAGGTAGACATTCCCAACTGTCTTGATTTTAGGATTAATGAGTAAGGATTATCTTGAAATAAAGTTAATACTTTTTCTTGAAATGGGAATAAATTAAATTGAATTCTACCTCTTTGGGGATGTTGTATGAAACAGTATTTTTTCATAAAATGTACAGGATTTGAAGCACATTTTAAATATTCTTGTCTTATTACTTTTTTTATATCACTCATATTAAATTAAAGCTATTAATGTGAGTATAGGTAATAAAATAGATCCAATAAACCCAACTACTTTTAAGGTTTTTTGTTTTTTTATTTCTTTATTTTGATGTTCAATAATTTGTGTTTTTATATCAATTTCTATATCCTTATTTTGAAGAATACCTTCAAAGTTATCTACTATAGATTGAAGATTAAATGATTTTTGAGTAAGTTTAACTATAACATCTTTTTGTAATGATATAGTATTAGTATTTAAAGTATCTTTTTCTTTATAAACTGTAAGAAGACTATCAACAATTTCATATTCTAAAAGATCACTTAATATAATTTTAGCATCTTCTAAATTCATTAAAATTAAAGTATCACCATTACTGTTAATTATTTCCTTTACTTCTCCTCTGGAGATAGTCTGAGATGTTAATGGTAATATCATCACTGTCCATATTATTAATGATATTAGGTATTTCATTTCTTTTTTTCTCTAACTCTGCTAATTTATCTTCAGTTTTTCTTAAGATAACTTTTGTACTATCAATAGTATAA